GGAGTTCATACTTATTCTGATGAACTCGTTTCTGTTTAATTTTCTTTTTCCTCTTCAACGTCAAAAACGACTTTTTCTTTCCAGTAAAATGATTGAAATTATGTGTTGGCATATATTGCACACCTTTCTACTTCATAACCAAAGAAACTATTAAACTCATAGATAATCCGGCAAGACCACAGCATATAACCAGTAATATCTGATGAGATTTTCTAAAAATATCAGCTTCTTTCCTGCTGTTATTCATAAGCCGCACTGCTTCATCACAAATATTTTTATAATATTCGTATTCTGCCTTATACAAATCTCTTTCAGCAGTTAAGACTTTTATTCTGTCATAATAGCTTTCCTTGCTTTTCTTCTTGAATTGTGTGGACGCTTGGGATTATTTTAAAAATATCCCTGAAAGTACAAATAACAGAGTAATAATTGACATTACCAATCCCACATCTGAAACCGTTATCTTTGGCGGTTTCTTTTCTTTCTTCATATTTCCTCCTTTCCTCACTCTAAGAAATCAGCTTGTCTACTTTTACTTTCAGAACATCTGCTACTGCTTTCAGACTTTTGATTGTTGGACTAGATTCATTCCATTTGCTTATAGCCCCATTCTTCAAACCCGCAGCGTATTCTACCTGCCTAACACTCATACCTTTTTCTTCACAGATAGTTTTCACTTTGTCATAAATAAGCAATTTATCACTTCCCTTCTTGTAGTTTTATAGATTTTCTTCTATACTGTTATCAAAAAACAAAAGGAGAAAAACATGGTCTTTAAATTACCAGAAATGTCAAAAGGAACAGTTATTCCTAACGGTGTTATTGAACAACAGCTAAAAGAAGCAAAGGAAAAGGAACTCCGCAAGCAACAATGGAGGCATGATTATCGAGTTGCCTTATTCAGCGCTACCATAGGTGCTTTATTTGGGTTTATAGCGTCACTCATAACAATGCTCGTACTACAATAACACCCAAAATCCCCCCTAGTGACCCGCTTATCGCTGACAGCAGAAAACATATCAGCCAAAATAACTTCCTGTTTTTCATTAAACCCTCCTTTCTTTTTAGAAAAATTTCAGTGCATATATTGACAAAATACAGAAAATATTCTATTATGAAACTACCACATAACATATCAGAATAATTTCTATATTTATTTCTTGTCACTGAAAGTTTTCTGTGTTTATATCTTTATTATACAGAATTCTTTCTATTTGTCAAGCTATTTTTACAGAAATTTTTCTGTGCTATAGAAAGGAGTTTCTATGACTATATATGAGCGCATAGAACAGTTGCGAAAGGCCCAAAAAATTTCGCAAGGTAAATTAGAAAAAGAACTAGGTTTTTCTAATGGTTCTGTATCTAAATGGAAAAATAGCACGCCCACACCGGAACGCTTACAAAAAATTGCTGACTACTTTAATGTAACTGTGGATTACTTAATGACTGGAGAAAATAAAACTGAATCCCCTATTTTGTCGAACATTTTTCCTATCGAACTAAAACGATTTCCAATGATTGGGAAAATAGCTTGTGGAAAGCCGAAATATGCAAATGAAGATAGGGAGAGTTACATTATGGCCGGAACAAATATTAATGCCGATTTTTGTTTACGTGCCTCTGGTGACAGTATGATTAATGCTAGAATTTTAGACGGAGACATTGTTTTTATCAGAAAGCAGGATATGGTAGAGAATGGCGAAATTGCCGCAGTTGTTGTAAATGGTGATGAAGCTACATTGAAAAGAGTATTTTATTATCAAGAACAAGCTCTTTTAATCCTAAGAGCGGAAAATCCAGTATATGAAGAAATGCGTTTTGCAGGCGAAGAATTAAACCAAGTGCACATTTTAGGAAAAGCAGTTGCTTTTCAGAGCGATGTAAAATAGAAAAACATATGAAGTGGTTAAATAGATTATTAAATATTTTAAAAATAGATGGAGCAACACCGAAACAAACAGAACGATCAAATTATGATTATATTCCATCACTAGAGCAAAAAGAGCGTTGGAAAAAATATGATAAGCAAGAGCATTTAAGAAAAGAAAAGTGTAATATATTCAAAATTAGTGATATGTTACAATTTCGTGATATACCATTTGAATGGCAATGGGTTGTAGAATTGAACCATACAAACGGAATGGCATGGTTTATGCTTAATAAAAATAATCAGTTTATTGCACTCTGCTATATAAACCAAATCAATAAAATTATTATAAATGCTCATTCTTACATAAATGGAATCAACTCTTGTAAAATGTGTACTGAAGAGATAGATTTTTTTTATCAAATTCCAATGCACAAAGATAGTTTACCAAATACATATGTAGAATGTACACCTTACACTAAAACAGGAAAAATTTCAAAATATCCTGTAATATTACATTTTGCTTCTTCTGAACTTATTACTTTAGATAATGGTTACAAATATCAAAGGCATCCATATAGTGGAGAAATCAGAATAATGCGAGACGGAAATATTGGCATGGCTAAAATTTCTTTTGGGTATACAAGGTTTTCAATAGGATTGTCTGGATTAGATCTTATTATTAAAAGAATTGATACAATAGATGGTAACTTATATAAATATACGATATAGTGATTAATTCTTAATTAAACCGCTACGGCGTTTTAATAAATATTACCATTGGGAGGAAATACTTATGGAAAAGAAAAAAACAAAATTATGTAAACATTGCAAGTCTGAAATACCTGCTGATGCAAAAGTGTGTCCTAATTGTCGAAAAAAACAAGGTGGAAAGCTGAAATGGATTATAATTATAGTAATTGTAATTGCAATTATTGGAGCTGCTGCCGGTGGAGATGACACTCCTAAAAAAGTGGAAACAACGGAACCAAAAAACACAGAAAACTCAACAAATAAAGAAACACAAAATACAGAAGAACCAGAGAAAGAAGAAAAAACTGAATTTAGCGTAGGCGAAACAGCAGAACAAAAAGATATTCAAGTCACACTTATATCAGCAACTGAATCACAGGGGAGTGAATATGTAACCCCAGACGAAGGAAACATTTTTTTACTTCTTGAATTTGAAATTGTTAATAATTCTAGCTCAGATATCAATATAAGTTCTGTCGCAAATTTTGAAGCATATTGTGATGATTATTCTCTAAATCAAGACTTACTTGGATTACAAGCTCCTGAAATAGAAGGCAAAAATCAACTCGATGGAAGTGTTGCTGCCGGAAAGAAAATGAATGGAGTGATCGCTTATCAAGTTCCGGTGAGTTATTCAAACTTTGAAATTAATGTTTCACCAGATTTTTGGTCAGCAAATGACATAAAATTTGTCATTAATAAATAAGCATCTATACATATACTTAATTGAATATTATCGCGCCCCTACATTCCAACCGTAGGGGCAGCGCTTTGACAATATAATATACTTACCCGGGCAGCCGAGGGGCGTGCTGGTTCCCGTTCCGAGTCTTGCGGAAAGGGGAAATACTTATGAGTACATATGAGGAAATGCAAATTTTACTTACATTCTCATTGCTTGTTGTTGCTATTCTAAATTTGAAAAATAAGTAAGCCGCCCTGTGTCTTGGTCGGATAGGACGGCTTACTAAGTTCGTTTTAATTCGCCGGAACGGGTAGCTTGCACCTACCTGTCGGCTGTCTTGTTAAGTATATTATATGTCAAAGCAAACTATTTGTCAAACGTAAAAACCGCCCCTGCGCCAACAGGAGCGGCCACATATCCGAAGATATGCTATTACTTTGGTCGGTAATATTGTATCATCTTCGGACAGCCCCCGCAAGCGGAACACTCGTTCGCGCTGGCTGTTATTTTTATACCCAAAAGGAGGATGATTTTATGGCAAAAAGGAAAAAACACCCAAATCTCCCTAATGGTTTTGGCAGTATCCGCAAACTATCTGGAAACCGTAATGTCGCTTACGCAGTACACCCACCTGTGAAAGACTTCGGCGAAGATGGGAAACCAGTAACCCCCAAAGCTCTATGCTATGTATCTGATTGGTATGTAGGTTTCTCGGTTCTGATGGCTTACAAGGCTGGTACTTATAAACCAGGGCTAGAAAAAGAGCTGGAAATCATGCGTGCCATGGATGATGGGGACTTACATGGGTTTACTAAACGAATCCTTGCAGATTACACTATAGCAGTACGTCCAACCCAAGAAGACAAAGGTGTTATGACTTTTACTCAGCTATATGAAAAATACTATACCTGGAAATATGAAGGAAAAAAGCAATATTCCGATCAATCTAAAAGGTCTACTAGAGCTGCTTATAATAACTGTAGAGCCATCCATAATGAAAAGATAGGAAACATTACATATGAACAGTTACAACGCATTGTAGACGCTTCTACGCTTAAACACGCCAGTCTGGAATTGATAGTATCACTCCTAAAGCAGATGTTTAAATATGCTTTGGCTCAAAACTTTGTAGAAAAAAATCCTACAGAGCTGCTGCGCATCAATATTCCAGACGATGATGAGCACGGGGTCCCGTTTAGTATCCGAGATATAGAACGACTGTGGAATCATGAAGACAATGATATTGCCCAAGTACTCCTAATTATGTGTTATACAGGGTATCGTATCGGAGAATTGAAAGTTATAAAAACTGATCTAAAAAAATGTTTCTTTTCAGGTGGCTTGAAAACAAGGACAAGTAAAGATCGAATCGTCCCTATCCACTCGGCTATTTACCCGATTGTCAAAAAACGAATAAGGAAATATGGTGAAATAATGCCTTTATCTGATGTCAAATTCCGAGAGTCTATGAGGACCTACATCAAATCTCTCGGAATCGGAGAACATACACCGCATGACTGTCGGCACACTTTCTCAGCCCTTTGCGAAAAATACGAGGTAAAAGAAAATGACCGAAAAAGAATGTTGGGACACAAATTTATGGATGTCACAAATGAAGTATACGGACATAGGGCACTAGAAGATCTCCGAAAAGAAATCGAGAAAATTCCGTGTCTAAAATGCGTCGAAAATGGAACCTCAAAATCAATTCAAAAAGAACAAATATTCGAGACAATACAAGACAAGAAAATGGCGTAAAATCAAGGGTTTGCGCCGTTTTCCTTGTAATTAAAAGCTTTTTTTAAGTATATAGAAATTAATATTTTGTTAACATTAAAGAACGATTTTAAGCCATTTTCAAGCATTTTTGTCTAAAATGCGTCTAAAATAGAAATATAATTTTTAAAAAGTAAAAGTAAGATGATACAATATTTATTTGCCTAAAAAACAATTTCCCCCGGCCGCTCACCGGGGGATTTTTGTCATACTTTTTTAATACTATCCGCCCAAGCATACCCTATGTACTGATCGGCCACACAGACCTTGTACCAGTTGTCCTCATAGCCGTCCCGGCCTAAGACATCCACCAGGTTTCCTTTGGACAATTTCGGATATCCCATGATCGCAGGAGAGGCTTTCTTGGCTTTCTCATGGACCGCACAGGTCTTTTGTACTTTACCTACAAAACGTTGGAAGCCTGCCTGAGTGTTTTTCTGTTTGAACAATTCTGCCTTTATCTTGGCTAAAGTTTTCGGCCCTGCACAGCTGTCAGCATCTAAACCGCAAGCTTTCTGGAATGCTTTTACAGCTGCCTCGGTATCTGCACCAAAATCTCCATCGGCACCACTCGCACCACAGTCGTAACCTAAATAGATCAGATTGCTTTGCAGTTCTTTTACTTGGCCGCCTTGGTCGCCCACGCACAAAAAGTCCTTTCCTGCCTGCTGCTCTTTCACCGCAGCCTCAATTTTGCTTTTGGTATCTGGTCCATAAAAACCATCCACAGTAAGACCGTACTTCTTTTGCGCTTGTTTTACCGCTGCCTGCGTGTCTTGTCCAAAGCTGCCATCTGCCCCGAATGCGCCAACATCAAAACCCAGAGTAATCAAATTTTGCTGCATAGTTTTTACTGCGGGGCCAGTATCTCCCAGTTGTAAATAATCCCTGACAACGGCCTCGGAAGAATCGGTATAATCAATCCATACATATCCATCAATCCCTGGGTAATTCCGGGTGTAGACTTTGTCGGCCACACAGCCTCCGTTTGCCTCTACGTTATTCAACCCACCTTTTGAGGTGTTGCCCTCATTGGTGTAGATTTGAGTGGATGTAACTTTCGTCACCCTGCCGATGTGGGCTCCGTTACGGAAGATTACCAGTGCTCCAAGCTTTGGCTCGCTATGCCAGGTTCTCTTGGATTTTGCATGGTTTTTGATACTGTTGCAGTTGTAGAAACCGCCTCCCATAATCTCTAAAGCCCTGGACAGACCAAAGATTTTTACGCAAATCCAGAACTGGTACACGGCGCACCACGGCTGCCCCTGGCATCCAGGCTGGCCCCAGGAGTTTACATCTCTGGCATACTTGGTATAATTCCCATACCCAGCATTTCCGGTCTTACTGTCCAGATTACTTTCCGATGCTTTTTCCAGATACCCGGATTCCGCCGCCATCAATTCCGCCGTTTTGCTCCATAAATCTTTCGCCACGTTTGTTTCCTCCTTATCGCCGTAATAATAGTTCATGTCTACATTGCCGTTAATTCCTGTTACTTGGCCGCTGCTGGTGTACTGCTGATAGAGACAAGGATAATCTGGCTCGCCGGTATAATCCGCCAGCCATATCGGATATTTGCTCAGTACATCTTGACGATACCAGTTTGTATAGTAGTCCCCATTAGTGTAAATACCAGTGTTGTAACCTCTTTTTTTGAAGAAATCGCAAAATGTCTGGGTAAACAGATTGCACTCATTGGGGCCAAGATTCACTCCTTTTTTGGCTGCGTTGGAGACGGTGTCATACTCAAAGTCCGCCCATACATAGATAGTTTTCGGCAGCCCCGCCTTTTCGATGTTAGCTAGACAGCTTTCCGCCTCTGCGATCACATCCTGGTTATTTAAAGCGTATAGGAAATGGTACACGCCATGGATGGGTACCTGGTTATTTTTGCACCCCTCCACGTTCCGGAAAAAGTACTTATCCGCTGCTTTCCGGTACCCTTCCCGTAGGATAACAAAATCAATCTGTGGTTTTACAGCAGCCCAATCAATAGAATTCTGCCATTCAGATACATCAATTCCTGTTATTTTTGCCATCGTTTTTCCTCCTGTCAGATCAAAAGTTCTTTCTGTTCGATAACCTCATCTGCTTCCAGTTCGCCTTTTAAAATTCCTTCCGCCTGCTCTTTGGTGATCTCTTTCCAGAATCGTTCATCTACTCCCATAGTACCAGGCTCCCAGGTGTTCATGATATCTTTTAAAGCGTTAATCCAGTATTTGGTGTTATGCTCCACGACATCTCCGTAGCTATACCATTCCTGGGCAATGCCGTCCCAAGGTTCCCAGGCCGGTACTGTAACCTCACCCGGCTCTGGTTCTGGTTCCCCTTTTAGTTTCTTCACCTCTTCTTCCAGTACTGCCACTCTGTCTTCCAGACGTTTGTAGCGTTCTGCCTCTTCCGGGGCTTCTGTCCCTGGGTTCAGGTGGGAGGTAATCATCTGGTGCAGTTCTGTACGCTGTTCGTCCGTCAAATCCCCGCTGACCCAGAGCACATCAATCTTATTTGTGATGTCTGTGACTTTAAAATCTCCTGATATGATAATACTTTTAATCATTTCATACATGTTCGATATCCTCCATAACTTTGTTCAATACTTGTGTGTTTGTGTTTACCAGGGCTTTTTGCAGTTCCTCGAATTTTTTGTCAACGTAAGACTTGGTGTCTGCTACATATTCCATTTCTAATCCGGCTTGCAAAATAGAATCTGTGAATACGGTAGTTATCGGGTAATTGGTATGTAGGGAACAATAAATAGCCATTTCCTCACTTGTAAGTTTTTGGATAACAGGAGATGTTCTTGGAATTAAAAACTTTGCTCCTGCCGTTTTCATATACTCACTTATGCCTTTCGTACTTATTTCTGACAGCCTACTTTTTAAGACACTTATATAAATAACTAATTTTCCGGTGGTTACTTTTTTTTCACATGCAATACTTTCCACATTATAATTTTCTGGAATTGAAGAATAATCCACACTAATAAATTTGTTTGATAAAACATGGTCAATATAAGATCTTTTGGTTGTACTATATGCTAAGGCATATTTTTCATTTGCTTCTGTCCACAGAGGATTTAAAGTCCAACTAAGTGTACTTCCTTCTACAAATTCTAACATATTATGTATTTCATTTGCTTCAAAATCCATCTCATCACAAATCCACTGTTGCCCGCTTTCATCTGTGTAATTACCGCCAGAATCTACCGGGATTCCCGAGAGACCGTTAGGAGTGGTGAGGGTGAGGGATTGTAGTTTGTAAGGTTCCCAAGGGAGAGGAGTACTGCTTTCTGCAATCATTGGATAAATAATGTCATTATAAGTATTTTTTATATTTTGTTTTTCATTTCTGACGCCTGTTACCTTGAAGCCATCTGGATACTCCTCAATGGAGATATTAATAATTCCTGTATCAAGTACTTTTGTGTTTGAGTAAACTACACAATCCTTTATATAATACGTTTTTCCAGCTTCTAGCGTCATAATAGTTGTATTTTCTGATGGTATAATCTCATAGTCGCCTAAAAACCAACAGTTTCCTGCTTCTCCCGTTGCAGTTCCTTTTCTTAAAACACTTCCGTTTTCTAATACCGTATAAGCTACGCCTTCTGCATTTTCGTTTCCCTTAGCTTTCCGAAAATCCAGTAACTGTGCTCCGGTTATCTTCACCCCAATCTCCCCATCACTTCCCGGAATCTTAATCTCCTGCGGATACTCCGGGCTGGGAGAGGGTTTCCCACCGGTGTAAGGCTCCCAGGGGAGGGCGGTGGAACCTGCATTTAACATTGGATAAATAACAACATTATTAAAAGAAAATCCTTTGTCTGCCTGAATATAAATTTGTACTTGATCTTCCGTACCATCTATTTTAAAAGATGTTCCCACTCCTTTATCCTCATAAGAATCATTTTTACGTATTCTTACTCTGAAGATATTCTTTACATCAACTTCATCTTTCGTCGAAATATAGTACATTCCATTTTCTAGTGCAATATTGTAAGATGTACCTGGATAGCCTGTTGAAGTACCATTTATTGTGAAGCTCCCATTTCCATTGTTTGTAATTGTTATACCATCTGATTGCTTTGATTCAAGTTTACTCGCGTCAAATAACTGTGCCCCCGTTGTCTTCAACTGTCCACTTTTTCCAAACACCTTCAGCCCTTTTAGCCCTAGATCAGAGCTATCCGTAATATTCAGCATTTCTCCACTTGCCTTCTCCACAATCGCCGGGGCTTTCTGGGTATTGTCGTTGATGGATTTTTCTATGTATCGTTCTGTCTCAGGCACATAATCAACCGCTATCCCAGGCATGAGAGATTCCGCTGTAAAGACGTTTGTTACAGGATTATTCAATTTTAATGCCCGGTAAGCTGCGATTTCTTCTGAGGATAGATCAGTTTCAATAGGAGTTTGCAGAGCATACAGAAATTCAAAGGTTTTTAGCTTTTCGATGTCTTCTTGCTCATTTTTGCTATCTTTGAATCTCGCCCGGATAGATTTTGGGTACGCATACATTCCATTCAGATTATTATCAAGAATCCTCTTATCATATTTAAGTCCGGTGCACAAACACGGTGGATAACCATTCTCCGATAAATCACTCAGATAAGTTTCATAGAGGTAAGATTCTTCTTGTATTCCATAACTCACTTTTTTGAACGCTAACCCGCTTGCTCTTTTCAGTCTTTGGATTTTCTTCCCAGTTCCGTCACTGTAAAATTCCACACTGTCACAAATCCATTGTTGTCCATTTGAATCGGTATAGTTCCCACCACTATCTACAAGAAGACCAGGTAAACCATTTGGAGTAGAGAGGGTGAGGGATTGCGGTTTCCTTGGCGGTTCGTACTCTGTTGCTTCTTCCCCGATTTCTACTTGTAAAAGTTCGCTTTCTGTGCAAGTATGTATTCTAGACTTTCCGTCTGTCCATACGCTTGCCAACATGCAAACAAGCACGCCATTTCCTATTGCAGTGATTGTTTGTGATTTTGCTTCTCCACCTGCTATAACAGAATTAATATTATTTTCTTGATTGTTCATTTCTTCTTCGTTTCTATATTCGGTGATTCCAAGTGAAGCATTTTTGTTTGGGTTTGTGACTGATAAAGTGTATGTTCGCCCTTTTTTACAAGGTATGATATATCCGATGCCATTAGATTCTGCTTTAGGCGTATACGGAAGCTTTACATCTTCTTTATTAAAAATAAATGCATGTCCATCTGAATAATTTACATAATAAAGCCTCCCTGTCGCAAGGTTTTTGCCGTTCATGGAAGTTTCTATCTTCCCATCACTTCCAGGAATCTCAATCTCCTGCGGATACTCCGGGCTGGGAGAGGGTTTCTCACCGGTGTAAGGCTCCCAGGGTAAAGCCTTAGAACCAGCATTTATCATAGGGTATATGGTTTTTGATGAAGAATCTGTGTAAGTATACGCAACACCTGTGATCTGTATTTCTGTCTCACTGGTTATCGCGCCTGTTTTTAATGCACTGTTTCCCAGCGTTTGCATGGAACAGTTCTGTAAATAGTATTTTCCGGCCGGCAAAGTCATCACTACATCCGTTCCGTTATAACTTCCAATGAACCAGAATGTTGCATTGTTTGATGACAACGTACCACTAAAAGATGCTATCCCCCCAGAAACACTCATGGTTACTCCAAATATTTTATTAGTTTTATCTGGTGCATTGAGTAACTGTGCCCCTGTCGTTGTATTCTGTTCGGCCTTACCATATACTCTCATCCCTACTGGCGGCTGTTCTGCTGGATTCTCAATCTGCAAAATTTCCCCGCTGACTGTCTCAACTGGCCCTCGTAATTTTACAGCATCAATTTCATGCAGTCTTGCCCCAACCTTCTCCGCATCCGCAGCTTGTCCCGTCTGGCTTAGAGTATCATCTACTTTGATTGGGATTTCCCCCGGCTTTACTGTTCCGTCTTCCCCAACAACAAGAGCTTTCCCGGTATTCTCTGCGCCCTGGTTCTTGTCCAGCTTCTTTTCCAACTCCTCTGCCTGCTCTTCTTTTGTTGGATAAGATTTTAATTTCTCTGTTAGTTCTGTGTCTGTGACATACTCCGCAGGAATTTTGGTTATGTATTCCCCTTTTGGCTGGATTCCTAGTTGTTTAAGACTCTTGTCCCCGGATAACTCCACTCCACCGATAGAGGGCTTGTTTTCCAGGTTGTTATAGTCCTGATCTGGAATATCGTCCTTAAAGGCAAACTCTTTTGTATCTCCTGGCCCAAACGCTATAACTGCTTTTTTGGTATCTGTCGCTACCCCTATCTCTGCCGGGACAAACTTACTTTCGTCCATTTCGGATTCTTTTCCATGTCGCATCTGTAAGGTGGCGTATATCGTCCCACCGTCTTCTGCCAAGATTGCCGCTTTGTTTTCCGCCAGAGCATTACTTTTTATTGCCATTTTCTCACTCCTTCCAGTCTGTAAATGTACCACCGCTTATTGTCTTGATCTGCTTTCTGGACAATTCTTCTAACTTTTGCAATATTTGTTCATAGACACCCGGGGACGGCGGGGCGGAAGCATCGCTTTCTTGGTATCCTGATTTGAAAATCTTGATGTATGCCTCATTCGCAGTTCTTAAATCTCCACAAAATACAGAAACGCTTCCCACGCATTCCCGGTCCGTGTCCCAGAATTCCCACGGGATTAAACATTCGTTATTATCGTCCAAGACCGCAGCTTTGGTCTGCTTGCCCTGGGTAAACAATGCTGTTTTAATGCCTGTCCACTCTGGTGTCTGAAAATCAAAATGTGCATAAAAATAATTCCGAGATTTTGCTACTGGGGCCAGGCTATCTATCCGGGTGATATATTGGCCCTTTAAAACAAATTGTAAAGTTGGCATCTAATCACTCCTTATCATTCCTTTGAGTTTATTTACTTCATTTTTTAATTCTTTTATTTCTTCATTCTGCTTTTTTAAAAGCTGTACCATATAAGGTATCATAGCTCTATAATTCCAATCTTCTGGCTTCCCGTTTTTATCATATTGCACAACATCTGGAATAACGTCGTTCAATTCCTCTGCATAAAACCCAGGAATTTCTTTACCGCACATATGATCTGTCTGACTTAAATATCCATCTTTATACTTAAACCATACGACATGAATATCTAAAAGTTTCTCAGCGTCCCGATCAGTCATATCTTTTACATGATTTTTATAACGCTTCGATGAAGATGCTAAATATGCTAAAGTTACACCGTCTGAACCAAACACTATGTGTCCTCCACTGGATACATGGTCTAAATTATACAATTCCGGCGCCTTTCGAAAATGCGATTTATATTCAAACTCTACATCTGAGGTAAAATAAACCCAATTTGTAAATTCTACTGAATTATTAAAATATACTGAATCTATAAAAGATACATAATCTTCTACGCGGATCTCCGTTCCTGCTTGCAAGTGTAAATAGTCATATCCTTTAAGCGCCACATGTCTATCACCATCATCGTACATTGCAGACAAATCAAGTAAGCCCGTTGTAGTACTTCCATAAAAACCTCTTATGGTACCTTCTTCTACAGTAAGCCCTTTTCTTTTACCGCCATAAAGCTCTTCTGATGTAAATAACCCATTAATGTGTACTTCACCCGTTTTTGCATTGACATACAATGTCTGTTCCCCGGAGGGTGTCTGGATAATCAGTGTTCCACCAACACCCCAGTCAAAGTTAAGGCCAATCGTGCTCATAATTTTTGTGATTAGATCGCCGTCAACCGTTAGCCCGGCATTCCAAGTTTTTCCGCCGTCTGTCGATACCGCCATAGCCTCAGCGGTCATTTTCCAGACAATCATAGATTCTTCCAGAGTAGGCTTGTCGTGCATATAATAAATGCTGCTGCCGTCTTCTTGTTCTTCCTTTGTCATATATAAACCCGAGGAATTATTAATACGATCAGCCAAATCTTCCATGGCTTTTTCCCACTCGGCTTTGTTTTTTTTGACTTCCTCTTTAGCTTTTCGGTACATTTCCGTTGCATTGCTATAATAAATACCCTTATTTCTTTCAGGACTTTTCGTATCATTGGATACTGTACAATCTCCTAAATAATTAAAAGTAAAAGACGATACAAAAGACCTATAAACGTTATTTTTACGGTCTACCAAATAAACAGGGTCCATAAATTCTATCGTTGGGTTAGGGAAAAAGCTTCCCGAAAATGGTCGCACAGATAGTCCAATTAAGATATCACCGATCATTCTTAAAGCTTTTTCTTCATTTCCCTTTATCAACGGATTATCAATCTTCAGACAATAATCATCTGTACCATAAAGCAAAGTGGATGTTTCGCTGCTTCCCTCTTCTGTCTCTACCTCTACCTCTGTCGCAAGTCCGGTTATTGTCACATCATCTGTACCAACATCAGGGTCTGACGAAAAATCAGTTAGCATAATATAGTCATCAGTGGCATTAAAATCTCCACTGGTTATCAAGAAATCTGTGTCTTGGCCAAAGCTTCCGCCACTAATCCTTTTATTCAATTCCTGTTTAAACGTTCCACCGCTTATCAGGTCTGTATTTGTAATCCCTAAAGACTGGTAAGATTTGATATGTAAATTATTATTTTCATCTACAATAGCGTTACCACCCGCAATCTGGGCTACGTATCCTATTGCCTGCCTACAAGTCAACCCGTCCGGTTTTTGCTGTATCTCAAAATTATCATTAACAAACGCAGCATCCCCCAAACGAATACCACACTGAGTACATACATCTTTCAAAAATATCAACGCTGTTGTTGGAAAAGGCACTTTAGGTACATAAGCAATATCCGCTTTGTACATATCATTGGATGCAGTAAATTCAATGGTATCTCCCGGCACAATAGAATCTACAACTGTAAAGGTTCCTTCTAAAATTCTCTCTGTTCTACCATCTTCTAGATCAGCTTCGGTATAAAATGCAATTTGAGCATAGTAAAAATCATAATTGGAAAATCTTTCATCGGAGTTATCAATGCCTATATCAATGGTCTTGGCAATAGCAGCTCCCAATGGAAAGCCGCTTTCGCTGGATTCTGTGTAATTATTTCCATCAATATAAAAATCATCCCTAGAATTTAGCTCTAGCTGCGTATCATTTGATAAGGTTACTTTTGCATAAGCATAGAAAGGTCCGCCGTCTTTTATTACTTTCTTAAATGCATTACTTACGTTCTTCATTTGCTTATTCCTTTATATCCAATGGATTTACACTTGTTACTTGGAAACTTAACTCATTTGCCATCTCGTGACCATCAACCAAAGAATAGTAAGAAGAAGATATATTATTGGCTATAAACGGATTCGTTTCCCATTGTGCCGTATAAGAATTAAAATGGTAAAAATCAAATTGTTGTTTCCCAAGTATTCTCTTTTTAATCTCTGCTACATCTTTGGCGGAAATATTAGTCCATTTTAGGTTGTACGCCTCCACCGTAAACAGGACACCGCCCTTCATGTCTCCCCTCATGGTTCTGCCTCTGTTCGACACTGATGTAACAGCTTCAGCCACTTGGTACCCGTCCTCATCGACCATAGGAGCTGTATAATCATTAAATTTTAAATACTGTTGTGCCATAACTTTCCTCCTATGCAAGTTCAAAAGGATTTTTACCCGTTTGTTGTCTCATCAACTTTGCTTCATCAATTACCAGTTTTGCTAGTTCACGTCTTCCGACTTTTAAAGCAACCTCATATTTATTTCCGCCGCCGGCAGCTTCTTCCCGGACAATCCGTCTGATTAAGCTCTCAGGAGCCTCGATATTGTTACCATGTTTTTGATCTCCAAGTACTGCCATAAACTCTTTGTTCGGCGGGATTACTGCTCCTGATGCAAGATAAGGGATAGTCGGAACTCTTGGGAACGATGCTTCATAGCCAATCGTCACATCCCCGAACGGTGTAGGTACGTCCCACGGGCCAAACGTAAACGCACTTTCAACACCTGATATTGCATCATTGATAAGTCCAATAGCGCCATTAGCAATATCTATAGCGTTGTTTATAATTGATCGAATGGTATCAGCGATTCCGTTAAATATATCCTCAACAGTATTTTTTGCTGCATTAAATTTATCAACGATTGTATCTTTTATTCGTTCTGCTTTACCTGAAATAAAGCTACCAATACTATTCCATACATTTACGGCCTTTGATCTAATACCATCCCATATCTTTCCTGCCTCTGATTTAAGACTTTTAAATTTTCCAGTAACAGTTGATACTAGTTTGCTTGCTATTTCTTTTGCCTTTTCATACATCCTGTTAAATACATCGGCAAAATAAGAACCAAGATTGTACCATATCTGTTGTAAGTCATTCCAAAGTCCTACAAAAGCTTCCTCGAAATTTCCGGTAAAAATATTTTTAACAAATTCCAGTAGTGCTGATAGCGTATCAATAACAGACGTAATGGCTGTGATAAGTAATCCTATTGCTTCAATAAAGACAGTTCCAACAATATTAATAATAGGAGCTAAAATTGGCATAACATTCTCAGCAATCCAAGCAAATACAGGCATCAATGCTTCTTGCCAGACTACCATTAATATTTCAAAGATTTTCCCAAGTAATGTTAAAACAGATTCCATTAGGGTCCCAACAGGTCCTTCTAACAGTTCAGATAATTTTTGAGATAATCCATCAAGAACTGGAACAATGTAAGTATTGTATCCTTCTAAAAGCTTGCCAAATATATCAGATATTCCGTTAGAAATAGATTCTATAAAAGGTTTTATACTTCCGTCGTAGACACTATTGACTTTATCCCATACACGCTGCACTAACTCTTCAAGTGACTGAGTAACTGTCCTTATTGGCTCAAGTATCTCTAATAATGAATTTTTGATTGCGTCCTTATTTTCTCTAAAAGGTCTTGTGATTCCGTCTAAAAGGTCCCTTCTTAATTTTGCAACTATTTCCAAAAGTCCAAATCTAGTTTCAGCAAAAATTCCTATAATATTTCCAGTTATATCTTGCGCAGTTTGAGAACTAATTACCTCTGAAAAAACTTCTGCAAAATCTGCCGCAAATCCTCCAACTAAATCAGAAATTTCGGCACCTATATCAAACAAAGATACTAAATGATTTTTTATTCTTTCTTTGTTTTCTGATAAATAGCTCTCAACCCCTCCTACAACATTACTAGCAATAGCCAAGCCAATACTCGTTAAAGAACCTAATACCTTACCGACATTGTAAACAAAAGAATCAATAAACCGGCTGGCGGCTGCCTGGACATCTGCATCCGTAAAAATATCTTTTAAAGATGCGCCAATAGAAGATAGATCTCGTTTAAGCTCGTTTAAAATTGGTTTATAATCCCCAAGTCCATCCCAAAAGCCTTTTTTAAATAGATCTCCAAGCTCTTTTACTCTTGCAATGATTTTATCTATCAGACTGCTTGTTTCATCTAATACCGTATTCCCTTTTGCTGCTTCTCCAAAGTCAACACCTGCTCCGACAATTCCACCATTGCCGCTTGCTCCATTCCCTCCGCTCGGAGTTGTTCCTGTTTCTTGGCTTGCAGTTTCCTTGCTCATCCTATTAATATCGTCAAGTGGTGAGAGATAATCTTCGGCGGCTTCTGTTGCTTCTTGTGTAGCTTCTGCCTGATCTGCTGTTGCGTTTGCGGAGTCCTCTGTGTTCGATGCCATATTGTTAGATGCATTAGACACGCTATTATATTCATCTTCCAAACCGGATAAGTCATTTGTTGCGGATTGTATGGGCTTTGATTCAGTAGCTTTTTTCCCTGTCAGTAATTCCGTGAAAGATTTAAACGCATTTGCCGCTGTTGCAATCTTTTCCAAGAAAACATTAATTGATTTTATAATTGGGGTAAAAAGATTAATCAATCCCTGTCCGATACTAGCTTTGATAGATTGAAGCTGAAGCTGCATCACACGCATTTGGTTAGCCCACGAATCGCTAGTCCTAATAAAGTCTCCTGAAGCTGCTGAAAGCTGTTCTTGCACAAACGCAAATCTAAGGGCAACTTTTTCTTGTTCTGTCATGGCTTGCGTGGTTTTACCATATCCATTTGCTAATGCATATTGGTCTAAGGCAGCCTGGGTCATTACAACACCCAAATCTTTTAGTGTCTCAGTTTCGCCCGTGAATACAGATTTAAGCTTGTAATACGCTTCTTCTTGGCTCAGGTTGTAAAAAGAAGCAACATCCCCGGCTAATCCTGTCAATGCGGTAGACATGGAATAAGCTTCTTGTTCCGTGAATCCAAAGCTTTTTGCCATGGCTCCAAAAGTACCTACATATCGCTTTGCCATCGTCTCTGACAGTCCAAACGACTTTGCTGCATCCTTAGCAAATGTATCTACTTTGTCGGACATACTGGTAAACGTCACGTCCACAACATTCTGTACTTCTTGCAAATCAGAACCCAACTCTAGGCATTCTTTCCCAAATTCTACAATCTTTCCAACCGCAAAAGCAGTAGCTATTATGCCGCCTATTTTTTTTACAGTGCCAGACAGCCCTTGCATTTGTGATTTTATATTTTTTGTTCCATTTGACACTCCATCTGTATCAATTCGTGTATCAATAATAATAGAGCCATCCGCTTGTGCCACAATTCCACCTCTTTTCCATGGCTCTGCGACTAGCGACTGGCTCTAAAATAAAAAAACTACTAGCCAATATTCAATCTTTCTTAATTCCAAACAGTTCCCGAAGTTCTTCTTTCTCTTCTTCGCTCCGTTCATTTTTTTTCATTTTTAAATCCACTAAGACCTTATTGTCTCTGTAAAATTCTTGTTCCCACTTTTCTAATTTTTTTCCTTTGCTTTTTTTATTTCTTATGTTAATAACTTGGGAATATAATCCTTCGCCTATTTCCATGTATAGGCTCATAAATGTCCACCAATGCAAGTAGGGTATACTTCTGATCTCTCTTCCAGCAACCTTGTTAATTGCAGGAATTAATATAGGAGCGTCTTGATTCCAATCCATTAACTTATATGCTTTTCTCTTCCTAGCATCTTCAAAACTATAATCTATAAATTCGATAGCTTTGTCACACGCTTCTCTTAAACAACCAATATGAATTTTATCCTTATAAAATATTTTAAGCATAATCATAGTCTTTTCTTGGTCATTAAACTGAGAATCGTTATATGCCGACAATATATCTAATATAGCTCTGAAATCACTCCTTATTGCACATTCTTGTCCGTTTATACAAATAGATTGTGGTAAGGACCATACATCAATCATCAGAATATTTCCTTGTATATTTTTCCATTGCTTCTTTTACTTTTTTAGAGCGCGCATTTACTTCGGTCCTAATAAACTCATAAATAATATCAAATATGTACACTGCATACAAAATGCCTTCGTCTGTTATTGCAAGTGGTGAATTGTACCTGAAAAATGTATCACCTGCACTTTCGCCCAAAAGAAACTGCATTTGTTTTCTGATTTCCAGATTTACTTTTTCTAGCTCATTAATATCTCCTTTATCACTTATAGAATTGGTTAATTCATTAAGTTTGTCCTGAACTACATTACATCTTCTTATAATGTCAGGGTCTGCGGGATTGAAATAAAAGTAACCCATGACATCACCATTATTGTCTTTAACTTCTATTTTTTCCCCTATATTTGCTGTAATACTTTTCATATCGTTCTCCCAATGTTCATTAATTTTTATAAAGATAAAGACGTGATATTACACGCGCCTTTAAGCTATTAGACGCTAAGGCCCTCCGTCTCTTTTTCTAACTTCAGCATAGACGGATCAGGAATTTCACCCTCTGTAAATTCTGGGTTCCCCGTTTTTAACGATGCAGCAGACACATATCCTTTTGTTCTTGCTCCATCTTCTGATACCTGAAATGGAATATTCAATCCCGCTGTATCCCCACCATAACTTTGCGGTTTAACAATGACTTCCTGCACATACGCCAGATGATTTGTGGCCTCCGTATCTTCCACAATAACTTCTAACATAAGAGTTTTACAGGAATCCCCTTTTAAGCGATCAAAAGCAATTTCTCTGATTTTCGGGTAAAGTTTCTTCGCAGGGTCTGCATAAAATGGGTCGGCATCCATTGTCGGCTCATAACCATTATCCTTTGTTTTCGTCTGACCCAGGATGTTTTTCAATGTTTCCATATCCGGGTTAAGTTCATTAGACATTTCTTCGATGTCATCACCAATAATTTCCCACTCCGCACTTCCCACGACATTTTTAAATGTGGTATCAAGATAATGCGCCAGTGCTTCGCGATTTAATTTTGCCATGTCTCTTTTCCTTTCTATTTGTTCTTGTAAAATATGTTTCTATATTTCAGCGCAAGGCTGATAACCCAGTCCTGCACATTTCCTTCTGATGTGTTGTCCAGATATGCCGGGGTCTGCCTTGCAATTTCTGTTATTTCCCTGTTCTCTGTCAGCGTCGGATAGTCTTTTAGTTTCTTTACTTCTCCAGCAATAGTAATCGGCTGTTTTTCAAGCCATTTACCGAGATTGTCCAGAAACTCCTTAATATCAATTTTGGAGTTCTGAGAATCCGCAGATGTCCGATACACCACATAAAACGGATAGTTGCAAAGCTGATTAACTTTCCCTGTAACAGACTTTGTTTCCGTAGCAATTACAGCACCGGAGATAGGATAAAATGCAATCCCGCTTTCTTCTTCCAGCGTGGAGAACTTAATAGATTCCCCTTCTGTCAGCCCCGGAAAGCTGTTTAGTAAGTCCTTGATTGCATTTGTCACAACGTCATATCCGTCTATGTCATACCGTTTCGGTTTATTTTTTGCCTCCTCCGGCAATTTGCTTCACTCCCTTCACCCACGTTTTACCATGTGCGTCCTTTGCTGTGTCAAACCAATGCGGTGTAGCTTTTGGATTGCTGTATGTAAGTGAGCGCTCTGTCACAACTTTTTTTGCTCCTTCTCTTGCCCAGGGAGAGCCGGTCACGGGGTCAACCATGACTTTTCCCTCATACAAAAAACGCCCCATAGGTGGAGCTGCTGCAACCACTTTTCCGCTGCCTGCCAGCGCCGCGCTTTGCAATCGTGTTACATTCACGAAGTTTCCGTCTCTATGCGGCATATACGGCACCATATCCGTCATGATCTGACTATCAAGATAGTATTGAGCACGTTCATACTGTCGTTCAAAACGATTCAAATTCACATTAACTTTTATATCTCCTTGCACCAAAGAGAAACCGGGAAAATGAAATGTCCTACTTGCCATATCACTTCCCTCCAATCTCAAAATGCGGTATCACTGTATACGGTCCGCCGACTGTAGTTATCAGAAACACATAATCATGCCGCTTGTTCATGTAATTGTAAAAGCCACTATTCACACGGTCAGAATAATCAGAATCCAAAATAGGAGTTTCTGCATACTCACCTTGCATGAAGAAATCCCCAGAAGCAAAGGTAATGCTTTCCGATAAATCATCGTTGAGTTGTTTCTCCCATTCTTTGGGTGGTATGTACGGCTTGTCTCCTACCATTACGGTGCCATCACCGCTATAGTATTTAACGTGCAGATTCGCCGTGTCCGCGCTGTCCAAACCTGTCTTTGCTACGTTCGCCGCCTTGTCAATAATCAAGTCAACGCCGTGTAAAACATGAGGATACCAGTGTATAGCTCCGGTCTGGTCTTCATACTTGTTGAAAATCGTTACAGTATCGCTATAAATCGGTATCCCCTCCTTTAATGCCCTTTAGGCTCAATCATTTTTTATGCTCTGAAAGCGATATTACAAAGCGCCTACTTCATTAAATGCTTTCAACATCTTCGGAAACTGAATTGCAATCCAGTCAATCATTTCTTCGTTTTTAGCCCAACAATCAGTATCGTTTGAATTTCCGCACAAACCGCTTTCATTTAAAAATGCGTGTGTGATTTCATGGCGCATATTTATCTTTTTTAGGTTAGTTTTTGCAGTTTCACTGTCATTACAACAATTAAGATTTGCAACAACAATCTCATGAGAGAATCCATTGCAATATCCTCCACAACTCCCTATATCAACTCCCATATCGGCGCATACTTCTTCGTCGTTTTTAAACTTAATGCTGTATTCAGTTCCAAGAATATTGACTTTACAATCCTGCATAGATCAAGCAAACTCCTTTGTTATCAACCACTCCGGCAAGGTACTCTGTCGCAACCTGCCGCAATAATACATTTTCTACTTTCTTGTCCATAGCCGCCTGAGAATAAATATCAGCATTGCTTCCAGATATTCCCGTAACGTAGGAAATACTTTCAGCGCCGGAAGAAACAGACGAAACCATTTTCCCAGTCATTGTGCCGTCCTCTCTTGTAATTGTTCCCACAGTAGCCATAGACGCTTTCTTTACTTCGTCAATCTGGTATAAGCAATCAGCAACCACACAGACCGCTTTCTTTACCTTTGTTTGCGCCCGTTCATCGTCTGGGAGCCCGTCTACAAGACGGTCAAAGGTAATCATGTCTATGCGGTCACTGGCTTTGTCCAAATACCGTTCAAGAGATTCGTCCGGCACAGTGTCGCCGTAGTATTTAGTTTTGTAAAACTCTATATCCGTGTACGCCATGCCGGAGCCTCCTTTAAGCTTTTGATGTCACAGTAGCATTTCCAGATTTCAGTGCCTTGTATGTGTTGTCACATTCTACTACCGTAATTTTGTGGTTTGACGTTGCCTTAATTTCAGACTTTCCGTCCCACGGTGTCCATGATTTCACACTCTGTCCATACTTTACTGTTGGCGCGGAACTCTCTGCCACTTTGTACTTATACATATGACCTGTTTCCAGTCCAGGAGTTACGGTCACTTTGGTGTTTCCTTGAGTTGATGCAGAGGCGGCTGACGCTACTGTTAGAGTTCCCAGTGTCGTATCGTCTGTCATGCTGACAACAGCGATAGCGTCAATGTACTCTGCAAAAAGGGTTAAGCCCATGATTGCAAACGCTTCTGATACAGCATGTTTGTAGTCTCCCTGAGTATGGAATCCAATCAGATTCGTTTCTCCGCTTACCGTATATACCAGTCCAGCCCGTACAAAATCACTCTCGTTCGGGTCAACATAGTAAAGAACGATATTCTCTACCGGGGTAGCAATAATGCGTCCTCTCTGGATTTCCCCCTCGGAAAGCAGGAAAATCGTATTGAATCCCATAAAATCTTTGATGTACTGGAAGCCAAACTGATTCTGAATCGTAATGTCCGCCGCTCCGATGTACTCATACACGTCAAGGATATTCACGAATCCTACAACTCCCGTTGCTGTACGGTGCATCATTTTAAATTTGTTCTCGACAAGGCCTTTCGCCATAGCAAGCGCCATCTGGAAAGTTGTCTCTGTCGCTGTCAGTGTTCCGGTATTCAGATAATCGTAGAATCTTCCAGTAACCATAGTGGTAAGCTGGAACAGAAATTCATCGTCTGTCATCTGCACTGCGTTCTCATAGCCGTGGTCTTTAATGCTCTCAATGGAAACAGCCTTTGCATACTTCTCAATGGTCATTTCCGCATATTCTTTTTCTTTTACAGTAAATTTGCTGTATGGGATTTCCTCGCCCTCGCTTACGTTTCCATCTGCAAGGATTCCCTCTGCATATTTACTTTTCAGGATTGCTCCCGGCTGCTTTTTGATAGGGCGCATAATACCGAGAATCTCTCTCAAATGCTCCCAGTTCCGCTCAAATCTGGTAACAAAGTCAATTTCCCTTGCCGTTACCTGAATGTCAGCGGTTTTAATAAGGTTGTTTTTTGCTGCCATTATTCTTCTCCTTGTCCAAATAATCCAAGATTTTCAGCAATCGCCGCCTGTCTTTCTGACGGGTCTTTGATTGCATAAATATCTTTCTTTGTCATAGTTCCGCCCGTTCCTGTTCCTTTAAAGGAGGTTGTGAAACGTGCCGCTTGCTGTTTGGCTTTTTCAGCCTGCTCATCAACGAACGCCGAAGCATCTCTTTCTTTAATCTGTCCGATCAGGTCAGATAAGCCTAAAATCTTACCGTCTTTCAGTTTCAGACCGGATTCCTTAATCTCCGCCATAACAGCCCTTTTTGCCGCTTCACTGGAAAACTTGATGGATTCCATTTCCGTTTTCAGCGCGTCGGAAAAATCCCTGTCGTAAATCTTCTGCTGATAATCTTTCTCGGCTGTCTCCGCTTTTGTTTTCCATGTGGCGAGTTCTGCCTGCATGGTTTCCAAGTCCACACCGTCAAACCTTTTCAGCGTTTCTTCGGCTGTTTCTGCCTGTCCTTTCCACTTGTCGCGGTCAGATTCCACTTTTTCATAGTCCTTTACAGTCTTGTAATTCTCATGGAATACTTTTCTGAAATCCTCGGACTGTTCTTTTGGTACTTCAAGACCAAACTGTTTCAAGATTGCTTCAATGTTCTGCATGCTTATCCTCCTAAACGTCTATTTATTAATCGCCCGTCAGCGGTAATGGATTCAGACAGATAAACCTCTGTCAGGGTAATCGGAACACCTAGAATCGAACTAGGGACTTGCTGTGTATAAGACAGGTGCTCTACCAACTGCGCTATGTTCCGAAACAGGGTCGGCAGGAGTCAAACCCGCCGTACTATTCCTCCCCCTGTGGGTTTGTTTTACATCTACTGTTATCCCGTCGGATGGTTCTTTGCATTTTTCAGCATTATTGATAAGCCGGATTGCGCATATCCATTTAAAGCCCGCACCGCAGGCAACACTTATCAAAATGCACACGTCGGGAATTGCGCCCGCTTTTCAACCTCCGGCCGGAGCCGTTTCTTTTAAGGACGTGTGCTAAGAAAGGAGGTGTAAGAAAAACAAATATAAGAAAAGAGCCAACAAACCTTTCGGAATTTCCGATAAGTTCATTGGCTCTGTGTCTGGCATCTGGCTCTATACAATATGTGTTATTACTTTTATTTTAAAGTCTGGCTCTATGTCCAGAATAGATTGTATTTTACACTTGGGGCAAAACACTGGTAGGTTTTCTGCCATAGTTTCTTTACGTATTTTTATACGTGTTTTATTATTGCATATAGGACAATAAATCCATTTTTCTCTTACCATGTTCTACCTCCTTTACAATCCTAAGTATATTATATCAGACATGCGAAAAAACTTTGTACCCATATTTTAAGGGCGATAGCAAAACCACCGCCCTCATATTTACATCATGTCTCTTAATTTGTCGATATACCGCTTCATGGTGTCTCTTTCTTCACGACAGTCGGCGTCGCGGCTTATGCCTTCCAACTCTTCCGTCAGAGCGTCCATATGCTCTTCCAGTGCTGCGAGCATTTTCTGTTTGCAATCCATATCTTTTCCGGCTCTGTAGGAATGCTTTTTATCCATGTACTCGTTATATGTGTCCATGTCTCTACCGCGACTATAATGCCCTCTTACATAGTGTTTGCCGCGAGTGCCACGATAGGAATTGTCATTGTCATAGTTTGGCATCATTCCATCGCGAGAATACCTCCCCATACTGTCACGCTTTCTGGCTTCGGAATATCCGCCGTCCATTTCTGCCAGAACAGCGTCATAATATTCTTCTTTGCATTTCCAGTATTCCACATTTTCCATGTCTTTCAACATATCAATCAGCTTGTATGCAGTTTCAAGGTTTGAAGTATTCAGACCTTTTTCTGCAATTCTATCAAGCTCTTCTTTGATGTTTTGCATTAATTTATAACTCATAGCCTGCCCTCCTTAACCTATTCTGCTCACAACGAGATTTGCGTCACTTACGATAGCTGCCACAGTTCCAATGTTTCTTACGCTCAAGGTAGAACAACATGGGCGATTTACTCGGACTTCCACAGTAGAAGAACCGTTTCCATACCCTGCTGCCGTAACTGTCGTAATGATTTTACTTCCAGGAATACTATCTCCGTCCTGCCTGATTTCAAAGGCTAACGTTCCGGCTGCCACTGCTGAAAAGTTTCCATTAAAGCCAACCCTATAAAGACCCGGCAGCAATGTCACTCTACCGCTCCCCGGCTCATGACGTATATTCTGACAATTTCCACCGATCCTATTTGTAGTAAAGGCAACATTGTCTCCGACATTTACTGTCTGTGTTCCTAAGCTTACCATATCTGCCATAATTTCATTCTCCCTCCATAATATTGCAAAAGGGTAGACTATCAGCCCACCCTCTCACATTAGTAATAACGGCTTTTGCCGAACAACCCGGACGTGCCGGGAAGAAACCTCAATATGAAGTTTTTAGCAAGCACAGTTTCCGCACCCATTGCCATATCCATAAGCTGCCTGATAAGGACTGCAAGTAATATAAGCCGGAACCGGAGTCGGACGTAATGTGTTGATGATATTGTTCGTTTGACTTACATTCGCAAGCTGAAGTTGTGCGGATTGAAGCTCAGTCTGCAAGGACTGAATCTTATCGGTTGTGATCAGATCAACAATCCTCTGTGTTCCTGCATTCTGTGCGTCAATCACATCGCGGAAACCATTGCAAAGCTGGCTCTGAAGAGCGTTTGCGTTCTGGTTCATAGTGTTCTGCAAAGCGTTTGTCTGCGTAGCCATGTTGTAATTTACGCCGTCAACAGCGCGTTGTGTATCACAGCCATCATGTTAACGTATAGGCTCTTTATCCTATACTTCTGCCGGTTTCCTCGGCAGTTCAGACTATATCTTCATCCTATAAAATAGGAGTCGGGTACTCGTGTCGAGATTATTGGTTTCCGTCCTCACTCGTTAGTCGTTGAACCTTCCAGACTACTATTATCGGATTTCGTCTGGCTCGGCTGCTGATTATCATATACACAAATGTATTTTTTGTTTTTCCTGGTTCCTGCTATATATGGTGCTAAATATCCTTTTGACAATCCAAGTTGTTTCTCGGCTTCTGCCTTTGATGGATACCAAACTCCATTTACCCAAATAGGTTTCTTTATTGTTTCTCCGTTGACCCATCTTTTAAAAATGTGCTTTTGTGTGTCATCAAGATACCTACATTCGTTTCCGTCTGGGTCAAATCCTCGTTTAGCCCATTTGCAAATCGTAGAATGATGTATTCCTAAAATTTTTGCTAAATCTATCGGACTCTCAAATGTTTCTCCTCTATATAGCAACGGTCTACATCCGCCTTTATTATATCTTTTTCCGTCAAACACAGCTTGTGTAGAGTCCTTATATCTACATTTTTCTCCACTTGGATTTATTCCTTTTTCGCACCATTTTTTTATAGTTCCGTAAGCTACGCCATATTCTTTCATTGCCGCTTTGACCGATTCATATTCTTTTTCATTAATAATCACCAATCTGCGTTTTTTTGAATTTACATGGTTGCTTACTTTTTTGTCTTTCATGGGATTTTTCTCAGACATTCTTTTTCTCTGTCTTTCCGATTTCATGGTATTATGTTCCGAATACCATTTTCGCCTATTATCATCCCACCAAGAAGTTGTACCTCCGGTTCCACCATTATATATATTGCATACACACTGTCCAGTTAGACGTAATTCATTTATTCTGTCATATTCATACTCAAAAGCAGCTTTTTCATCTTCAAACTCTTTGATTATGCGACTATCGCAATCAAATCGCTTTATCATGTCATTAAAGAATCTATTATGCTTTCTTACTTTATACCGATTATGTGTTCCTTTGCCAACATATATAACTTCCCCAGTTTCTTTTATAAACCATTCATATACATAATACATATTATAGTTTACCTCCGCAATTTATATTTTAATTATACATTAAAATAATGCGAAAGTAAATATGTGTACTTAGACTTTCCAGCAATTCTCCCGATTGCCAACGCATATTACTATGCGTAAGTGCCTACTGCGTTTACTTTTTTCGTAAACAGATTCATTATGGCTTTTTTGAACCTATTTAAGCACTGCTGAAGCTGATACCCCAAATTAGAGATATTAGAATTAATTCCTGCAAAGCCATTGCAAAGAGCATTTTCAATCGAAAACTGCCCATCACGGATTCCGTTTAAAGCAGAAGTCATATTCTGGCCCTGAAATCCTTCAAACATTTCGGCTCTGGTTAAAGCGCCATTCGCGGAAGGTGTATTAAATCCGCCACTATTTCCACCCCAGCCGTTGCCGTAACCGCCCCAGCCAAAAGCGCCAAAAATGAGGAACAATATAATCCACCATGCTCCGTCTCCACCCCAGCCGTCATTATTTCTTCCATTGTTGCCAGTTAATACAGCAACATCAGAAGCAGTTAAACCGTCTGTCATAGTCTTTTACTCCTTTAACATATATTTACAAAATCAGTGCGCACTTGATTTATGTACTAAAATAATCCTTTAAACAGCCCTTGCATTTGCTGGGCTTTCTGCTGGATCTGGTTAAGCTGATTTTGATTCAGTTTTCCAGACTGTAACATTTTATTGATTTCTTCTTGCGGGTTCTTGCCCTGCATTTCCTGACGGAATTTCTTATAATCTTGAATCATTTTGTTCATAGGATTCTGCGGCATACCGCCGCCCAACATATTAAACAGAGGATTTCCCATCGTTTCGTCCACCCTTCTTATTTTCTTCTGTTACCGGCTTAGTCGCCGTCTCTAAAAGCCCATACAGTTCTTCGTATTTCCCCCGTAAATCGTTGTATTCTTGACGGGTAACATATTTATCGTCCATGTTGATTTCTGGCTTCTTCTGCGGCTCTGGCACGTTTACGCCGACCTCTTTATACTCAAACGTTCGGAGTGTTGGCATACCGGCTGAATCTGTTGTTTTGATGTAAAAGCGTTCATTCTCGCTATCCATAAGCAATACGCTCGTATTCGGCGCCACTAAATAGCTTTTTGCCCCTGCTTCGCCCTGTACCCACAGAATCCCTTGATTGGTCTGCGGCACTTGCGGCTGCTGTGGTGGCTGATACTGAGCCTGCATTTGTGCCAGCCTATCCATTTGTGGCTGTAATGGGTTATAATACGGTGTCGGTGCATAACCGCCATATCCATTATTCATATAGCCTGCCATAGTGTTTCCTCCGTTCTATGACTATTTCTATAACTTTCTATGACTTAATTTTAGACATAAAAAAAGAACTCTGACAGTTCGTCAAAGTCCTTGAAAAGTATCAAAAAAGTTTATAATCTCCTCTTGACAAAGTGTACAGTGTACACTATAATAGAGATAAATAAACAGGGAGGGGAAAAATGTTAATAAAAGAATTAAGAAAAAACTCAGGAATGACACAAAAAGAATTTTCAGAAGCTTTTGAAATACCGCTTGACGTGGTGAAAAGCTGGGAATCTGGGCGGAGATCTCCCTCTAAGTGGGCGGAAAAATTGATCGCCGAAAAACTGATAAGCAAAAATACCGACAAAACAATCAACATTACATTAAAAAGTAAAGTCGTAAATTTTAAAGATAAATATCGTTTTGGAGATATTTTAACTGTTCCAATTCTAGGATATGTAAAAGACAATTATGACAGTTACGAACTTGTATTTTTTAATCCAAAAGAAAAGGCTAATTATTGCCCTATTGCAAACGGAACGTCCAAAACAGGTGAAAAATATGGGGTTTTTTCAATCATTGACGGTTCAGGTGTTGGTGCTTTTTTTTCAGAACATGCTGCCATATACGAAAATGAAGAGGGCGAATAATCGTCCTCTTTTAGCATACTCTTATAATCTTATTATTCACTTTCCTGCTCAACCGCTTAATGGTCGATACGCTTACATTCATCAGCTCCGCACACTGTTCAAGCGGAATATTTCTGGCACGATACTCAAAAAGTGTACGTTCATCAGATGTGAAATTGCAATACTTCCGGAAGTAATTTAGCTCCGGCACCGTAAAATCATACACTTTCAAAAGCATTCTCCTTACTGTTGCTGCGATAGATAAGAGATAAGCTTGTCCCTCGTTTTTTTTAGCTGCTCTATGTTATTCCCGGAAATCTGACTATTGAGCATATTAATAAGTGCTTCCATGATAAGCCCGTCACGCTCTTTAATATCCTGAATTGCTTGAAAATCATTCTTGTCATGTTCTTCTAATACCTTTACCCGGTCATTCAGTTTAATTGCCGGTGCTATCCATTTCTTAATAACAGCAGCCGCCCCTCCAATAACAGAGATACCGCCGCAGATTGCAAGTATTGTCTGTATAGTGTCCATTACGTCCATGCGTCAGTCCTCCGGTTTCTCTCTGTACCTATAGCAATATGATTTTTCACTCACATCAGATTCTTTTTCGTCACAAAACTGGATTCCGTCTCCAACTTCCCCATTGAAGAAAATACAATTCCCACAACATTTTTCTTTTTCCATATATCATCTCTCCCAGTAATATATTGGTATCTCGTTCCCTGAATCCCATGAATCATAGTAAAACCCGTCCTGCACACATACCACATGCCCGTCAATCGCCAGTATGTACGTTCCTTTTGGGTTATCCTCACAGAAATCCCGGACAGTGTATATATCCTGCCCGTGGTCGTCTACAATGTGCCGCCTAAATCCCTTGCGGCGGAGATAGGCGCTCCATACATGATTAGCCGAGGGCATATCCGACAAGGAAAAGCCCATGAAAGACAGTCCTGCATAGGTTGTTTCCCAGTCCTGCCCTAAAGCCTTGCTAATTGCTCGGACGGTGCAGTCTCCGACATTGGAAGCACGCGGGTTAGGGTTGTATGGTTTCCATCTGTTCATGTTCATACTCCTTAAAAGCTTCATGCAGTATATCGGAATAGTCTGTTGATAATCCGTCAAAAGAACGACAAATTATCGGTGCTCCCTGATACATGTCACAACCTCCAATTCCAGCCGGACGAAGTAAAGAAAAATCATACTTCTTTGCCCTTTCAACTATCTCATCTAACATCCTATACATTTCAACAATGCACTTTTGCTCTTTTGTCATAATCATTCCCCTTTCGCATTTTGATACCGTCTTGCCGCCCCTGCCGCTTTCATAGCTTGCTCACGATTCCATTTTGCCACCTGTAAACGCTCGTTATATGGCTTTAGGTTATTTTCCTCGCAATACTGCTTATATGCGGCATTCTGCTTTTTCAGTAAATAGGACTTCCTGTCAAATTCCTGTTGCAATTCAAATTTCAGCTTTTCATCACGGCAATTATCAATGGCGGTCCGCATATTTTGTATCTTCCGTTTTGTATTACGCACACGCCGCTCTAATGCTCTTTGCCTCTGCTGTTTTTCATAGGCTTTTCTATTTTCTTCCGTATCGTACTGTTCAAACGGGTTTGTTGATATTCCCGGATAGTACGGTCCGAAGCTATGCCGACAGTTGGCTAAGCTCCGCAGAGTCCATCAACATATCCATATCTAGTAGATTCTACAAAATCTGGATATTTTCTTTCTTCTGCGTTTTCCATATCAATCACCTGCCTTTTTATTCCAATACTTTTCTTCTGCTGTTATTCTGGCTTCTACAGCTTCTTTTTCTGTATCGAAATATCCTAAATGTATTGTTTTATAATTCACGCCTATCGTGGCTCTGTATTTCACATTTCCACTTTTAAAAACAGTTTTTATAACTCCAGAATGGACGGTCTTACAATCAGTTCGTTTTCCACGATTCCAACAATTTTCTTGATGAGTTATCCATCTGCAATTTTCAGGACTATACCCTTTGTCATTGTCTATTCTATCAAGAGTCAAATCATCTGAATATCCATTTTCCATCGACCAATTATAAAAATTGGAAAATCCGTTTTCGCCTTTCCATTCTTCACATACATCAATTCCACGTCCTCCGTAGTTCTCATAATGCGAAGCAGATGGGTTTTTACACCTGTGAAGAATACCTCGCCATTCTTTATGTATTCTGCTTTTATATTTACCATGAATTAAAGACGCTTTGGAAGTTCTTTCTTTCTGCAAACACCCACATGACTGTGTATGCCCTGATTTCAATTTTGAAGTAGACACATATAAAATATTACCACAATCACATAAACACTCCCATTTATGAATCCAGTTTTCATGCGTTCCGTCTCCAATGACTCTTAGCCTTCCAAATTTCTTCCCTATAAGATTTTCTTTCATTTATCACGCACTCCTTTTATATACATTCAACTACTTTCAGTTTATCATAATTACATTGTAATTGCAAGTAGTTGAAATATATGATAGAATACAATAAAAGGAGGTTGACAGCATGAAAGAAAATCGTGGCTTGAAAAACCGCATAGCCATATCAAACGCAATAGATAAATCCCTTTACGAAAAGCTTAAACAGTATTCCGATGATACGGGAATCCCTATAAGCAAACTTCTTGACAAATCAATAGCTATGTTTCTTGAAAGTATAGAGAGAAATTGACTCTCTTTACACTTTTATTTTGTTCCAATCGACCGAAAATACCTTTCCTTGCCACGGTTCATGTGTCGGTCTCGCTCCCATGTGTGCAGATGTAAGAACATATTTCACACCCATCTCTTTCGCTCTTGCAAGCGATACCTCAGCGGCACACTGACTGATTCCTGTTCTCAAAATCATCATCGTGGCAGATTCTATACTCATTTTATAGCCAGAAGGATAATTCACTTTCAGCCCTGTATCAGATACCTCTTTTAACACGTCTCTTACCGCCTCTGTGTACGATACAGCTCCTGAGACAACCATATTATAGGCATTGTCCATCTGATTGATAAAAAGCCTCTGTGCCTCGTTCGCAGTCGTTCTAGTAAAGTTCCGCCACTCCCCTGCGGTAGCTTCATAGTTTCGCTGCATAACACGTATAAGTGCCGGAGACTGCAGGAGCGGAACGGGAGACAGTCCAGCGGCTTGATAGATTTTATCGTCCCACTGCAAGGCTGTTACTCCTGCTTCTTCCATAGCTTCTTTGATTTCCTGCACTTGCTTTTTAGTCTTGTCGGAAAGCTCTTTTTGTATATCGTCCAGAAGATAGCCAGCCTCTTGCAATACCTCAATCTGCCATTTGTCCGTAGCGGTCAGAAGATAATTCTCTCCCCGTCCGATTCTTGCCAGCATACGGGCTATAATCTTATCTATGATATTTTTATGGAGCTGAGAAGCAATTTCCTCAGCCCTCTCGGTTATGCGGTATAGGTATTCCGGTGTAAGCACCTTATTCCTCCGTGGTTTCCAACTCTGGCAATCCAGCAACGCTTGTCAACAGTGACACCACCCCTGCTAATACGGCAGAAGATACTACCAGAATCCAGTTTACTTCTCCTAATGCCACTGCAGAACCGATAACGCCGACTGCTGTTTGTGCTACGGTTTTTACCGCCCTGATTCCTGCTTTTTTCGCCCAGTTAATCCAATACTTTTTATTCTTCATAATCATTCTCCTTTATTCCTCTTGAAATTTATTGAAAAGCGTGTCCTCTTTCGGCTGCGCTTCTTCAACCATTTTCTTTGCTTCTTCCTCGCTCATTTTTTCAAATTTGACATAATACATCCACGGCGGCACATCGCCCTGAATCCTATATTTCCACCAGTTCGCCATGTCCTCCTGATAGTTATATGTAATATCCCCAAAACTGAAAGACATTCCCTCTTTGAGTGTTTCCCATAATTCCGGCGGCGTGTCGCTGTACAAGTCCGCCATAACATTGCAACCATATAGCAGTTGCGTGATTGTGTCCTGCAAAACGTCACGGATATTTTTGATCGTTCGGATTGTCTCCTGATCGTCCGCCTCTACCTGTGTCGCAGTCATCATGCCTGTTTTTTCGTCCAGTACGAACATTCCCTGCGAGAAGCCACATTTTGTGGAAATCATAGCTAGGATAGAATTTATATCCTTGATACGCTGATCTGTGAGCAGAGTAGACACATGCTCATGTACCGTACTATCTGCATCCACCCCCATTTCCAAGCCCCGAAGAAACCTCGGCAGTTTAACATCATGCTGATCTGCGTATTGGATAGCCGCCTGCGCGACAAAGGTCATGTGCTTACTGTCCTCAACCTCGCCAGACTTCCGGCTCCACGCTATGTCAAGGTCTTTTAACTCTTTCAGCGCATTATGCCACACTGGAACACCTAAAGGGCTTGTCCGATCAATGCGATTCGGAGCGGGATTTTTAAAGTATGCAAATAACGGCATTTCCACATTCAGTAAGGATATATCCGGCTCAATGTTTGCCCACTCTCTTACTTCCTTCAGTTCGCACGGGTTTCCTATGCTCAACTGATTTGTTGCCATTCTGCCGGCCCTTGCCTTGTATGCATAATTTGTAATACGGTATACTTTTCCCTCTGTTCCGTCCTCCAGTGCAGCACTTTCAAATCTGTGCCACTCTAGCCGAGTATAACACCAGTCTCCCCGGTCTATCTGGCTCTGGAACACACACCCAAGAATATTGCCGTTGCTGTCCGTCTCTGTTGGTGCAAAGTTTCCCGGCTCTATGTAATCTACGTTATTTCCGTTCGGTTTGAACATAATACCGCAATTCCCGAGAGCCTCTGAAACCTTGTCTGTAATAACCGCCAGTACATAGTCAGCCTGCTTTTGCAAATACTCCGCGCGCTCGCCGCCTGAAATATCAATACCAAGATCAAGCGTCACAAGTCCGGCTGTCACGTCGTTAATGTATCCGGCAAAGTTAATGCTCTCAATGTCATCGTCCGGGTCTAGCCAAGGCGGCTTTCCGGCTGTAATATTGTAGTATTTGTTTATCGCCGATTCCATAACAGACGAAAGCTGTATATCTGCCTGAAACCGTTCTTCTATCTCTTTCCTGAACAACTTATTCCACACCGCCTTTATCCATGTTATCAGCCCCACTTTCTTCACTCCTTAACAATTACTTCTTGCAAGCCATGTATGCCTTGTCAGCGCCCATACACGCTGTTTGTCATATCCCATTGCACCAAGAATTTTTACAAACTTATACCGCCGGGACACCGGAACTTGAAAACGTTCTTTTATTTCTTCGACAGCAAGAGATAATCCATCTGTTAATTCTTCAATAGCGTTTTTAATCGCGTTCCACGCTTGTGTTGCTTTTTCTACGACTTTGTTCATGATGTATGTAAACACATTCACACTTTTCTTTATGCACCTTTTCCATTCAATTACTGTAATTCCGAGTTTTCTGATTCCTCTCGCTTGTTCTTCGGTTAATGCCATATACATAACTTGTCTCCTATACAATCCACCTATTCAACTGCCTTGCCACCGTATATATGTAGTACCGTATAAGGTCACAATGATGATCGTTTTCTTTAATCACAGCGTCCTCATTCGGTTTCTTGTCGTCCCATGCATATTGCTGGAACTCTTTCAGCGTTTCCGTGCAGCTTTCATGAATTTTTAGCAAGCCATAATTCAGATACTTTGTTACTTCCTGTATGCCGTTCAGTACGTCGTTGTTTGCGCCCTTTACGATATATTTACCGTATTTCTTTATAGTCTCAATAAATCCGGCAGCAGACGGGTCAACAACGATATACTCAATAGGCAAATCTCCTATCAGTGTTTTCAGTTTGCTGTAATATCCCTCATTATCCAACCTATCCCTATCTCTACCAGAATAGTGCAGCTCCTTAATCATTGTGCTGCTCCTACCGTCAAAATCGAATATGCCGACTGCAAACGGGTTGACTGTACCGTAGTCAATAGACACATAGTATTGATGTCCTCGCTTGTATTCTACCTCTCCGCCGACAACATTCTTTTCCCGACTGAACATCGGATATACAAGCCCCTCTGCAAGCGCCCATTCGCCCAGAATGTACCGTTTATAATATACAGACCCCTCATACTCTTTGCAGAGGTTCTCAACAAACTTTTTATCCAAAAACGGGTTATCAAAGATAGTATACTTCTGGCAGTAAATATCAAAATCGCTATCCAGAAACTCCTTTAACCAGTGGTTCGGCCCTTGTGGGTTTAATGCCCCGTCAAAACAGCTATACGGCTTGTCCAGACGGGATTTAAGCATTTCAAAGACTTCTTCGTTCCAGTCTGCCACTTCGTCTCCGTACACATATTTGATAGAGCTTCCCCGGAGTTTTGATACCTGACTGACTTTCTCCGCGCCCAGACAATAAACGCGTTCCCCGAAAAGATAACAGATATTCTGACTGTTTATCTCTCCGACAAGATCGGTGCCCCAGATGTTCCGCATAGGCTCTAAGATATTACGCTCTATGGTGGATTTTGTCACCCCAAGTATTACAGCAAGTCCAGGCTTTCCGATTCTCGCGCGTATACGTTTGGGAATAACATAATAATCCATGTACGTCTTGCCCGACCTTGTTGCACCGGTCTTGAAATTCCAACGCCTATCAGCATTATCAAAGTATTCTCTCTGTTTTACACTAAATGGCATTAGATAACACCGCCAATTTCTTTTAACACTTCATCCAGCTTCGCCAGAGCGTCTTTCTTTCCATCGTCTGACTTGTCATAACGTTTCATCAACTCCCTACCTGCCGCCAGCCTATCAGAAAGAGCGGCGTCCACATCGAACTGGTCTTTTATTTCCCCGCGTAGGACGGAAGAATAAAACTCTAATACCTCTTTCACGTCTGCTATACGGGAATCATCAATTTGTTTCTGACGTTCTGCTATATATTCAGAAATGGACGGTTTTGACAAGTTTTCAGTTCCTATCTGCCTTGCACTTTTTGAATTGTACCCTGCTTTCTTCGCCGCTTCAGTTGCATTTCCACATTTCAGATATTCATCTGCAAAAGCTTTCTGCTTTGGTGTGAGATTCATTTACCCACCGTCCTTTTTTCCCAGTGGATTTCTTTTAATGTTTCCGCAGTTCGGCAGCCTTCCCGGCAAAATGCATGAGGACAAATAACCTGCTCTTCGCAATCTGTGCATTTTATAAATCCAAGTTTTGTTATATTACTGTCTCTTATGTTCAATTCTATCTGTTTCATTCTCTCACCGCCTGCCATATATCATTTAAACAATTCACAATCTCTATCTGCGACGCACTCCGCAGTATCTCATAGTCCTTTTCTTTCCATTCGTCACGCTGATTCTTCTGCAATACCCGTGTACTGAGGATGTATATAGTTATCATGCGTTTCTGTTCAGTACTGTAAAATTGCGTTGTGCCTATCTTAATAACCAGATTCTTCTGCAAAATTGCACGTTGTAGTTTTCGCATGATACTATTCAGATTCAAAAAATCACCCCGCACACGGTATTCTTGATTATATTTTACCGCATGTGGGGTGGTGTCGTTGTACCCATATTTTATTGTTCTTTCAGAAGTTCTGAATTGTCAAAAATGTTTCCAATACCCTCATAATGTCTACCAAACACAGGGGTATTTCCTTCTTCTATGCATATTGGCATAACTCCTAAACCATTAAGTTTTTCTATCCTGAAATCAGCATACGTTTTATCCCAAACCACCTTATATCTTGCTTTTTTATCCCTTCGATTACATCTAATAATATCATTCTCCCATATCCGCTTACCGTTCTTGTCGGTCAGTCCGGTATACTGGCAGAGGGTTTCGGGGTCAATTTCATAATGCTCTCCATACCCTTCCATGTCGGTTTCAGCTCCATCAATGATATAATTCTTGTCACAGGAATCACCGTAATAGTCTGTCTGATGATGATAAAATCCTTCTACCCACCATTCCTCTTTCGGCAACTCCCGCCAGTTCTTACGCTTTGCTTTGAATAATATTTCTCTCACTATTTCACCTCACACAATCTGTTTCCCATTCAGTATCATATACCTGTTATACGTCTCTATCGTCTTGCGCCGATAGCCCTGAAAATCTTTCCGCTGCATCGGAATATTACCCATGCGATCATAGCCAATTCCCGTTGTAAGATTCAGGAAAAGATACGGCGCAATCTCCGGGTATGTATCCTGCGCTGCCTCTAATAGCAAGCGCTGTTCATAGTCTTTCGCTTTGCGGCAATATGAGACAATTTTTCCCACATCCTCTTCTGATAGTCCGTAATCTTTTAAGTATGTATCGCGTACACTCATTTGACTACTCCTTTCCTAGAATTTCGTCAATGCAGGCGTTCCAGCCAATCTTTACAAGTTCTTTTCCGGCATCAGCTTTATCGGACACCAATCTGGCTTTTGGTCGCTTAGTGCAAATTTAAATATATCCTTTCTGGATGGTATGCAATATCCATTTGTCAATCTGTACTCGCATTTCTTACAGTTTTCCGGCACATCCACCACAATAATTCCTTTGCTCATTCAATCCCGCCTTTCTCGACAACCTCTATCGCCCTTGTATATGCATTCATTTCTCCGAAAGCGTCCTCATCATCAAATTTACTCCAATACTTTCTTGAATCTTCTGCCAGACTTTTTAATTCCTTAATCACTTTTTCCTTGTCAAAAATTGTCTTGACTTCTTCTAAAATCACAGAAATATCATCATCAAGAGTGCCGTCTTCTCTTGTGTGCCTGTCTACAGCAGCTATAACCGTTTTCCGGCTGATTAAATCATCACTCATTCTATTCACCTGCCCTCCTGTTCCATGCTGCTGCTGATTTTTCTTTATTTTCGTCATACTCCGTAGATGAATGACATTTCTTACAAACCACAGCATATCCTCTTTGTTTCCACCCCACACCGAGAAAATCCTCACAAATCTCATGTATAAATGCCTCGCCTCCACAAAACGGACACGGCTTTAATTTGATTTCTTCCATGCTTAAACACCGCCTTTCTCAACAATCTCTATCGCGTTTTTATAACATCTTGCAATCGTATCTTTTAAGTGCGCTCTATTGGTATCACCCACTTCGTCATAAAGTGCTGCATCTTCTTCTGCTACGTGTTTTCGGATGGATAAGTATTTAATCACTTTTTCCTTGTCAAAATCGGCAGGCTGCTCTTCAATTATTGTTTCAAATATTTCTGCTAATGCCTTGTCTATGTATGATCGTTTTCTTATATTTTGTATTAGTTTTTCTGCACTAATCAGCTTGTCCATCTTTTCTCCTTTCCGGGCGGTATGGCTCTGGAAGTGGCTTCCATGCGATTACTTTCTGAAATTTTTTCTTTGCCCACGTTGTCTTTCCTCTAAATGTGTCAATTCCTATCGCTATGTCTGGATGCACATTATCCCAATAACACGGATGATAGGTTACAAGATACACGTCCTTCTTTTCTGGTAGTCGTTTTTCCACCGGAATCCAGCCATCATCTTTGGCAGTGACATTTATGTCGTTACCATCATTCATATGCTTGCGGATGATGTCTTTTGCTCTATTCATCGTTTTTTCGTACAACCTCCATCCAGGTGTATCTTCCAAGTCTTCGCATATTGCACGTTCCTTTGCAATTTCCTTATCTATCTCTTCCAGAATCTTCTCTAATTCCTGCATGTCAGTCCTCCCTATTTTCTGCTCAAAAACGTCCGCAGCATCCGCTCCCGATAATCCATTTTTTTCTGCTGCTTTTCTACGTCTTTGATCGTCCGGTCAAGCTTATACTCCATCATCGGCTCCACATCATCCTCCATCCCCAGAAGATACTCCACCTGCGGAGCCACATTCTTTACGTCCGCGATCTCTTCGATCACAGGGCGTTTATCCCCTGTCAGAACATACTTGCTCAATGCCTGAACCAGCTCGCCGCACTCCTCTGCCAGCTTCCAAAGCTGCTTTTCCTGGTAGTGGTCTGCGATCTGGCGAAGCTTCTGCTGCCGTTCATCAATCATGTTTTCAATCTCAATCATTGCCTTCTCCTTACTTGTTCCATCGAATCTGCAAATCCAGATTTAGCCTTTCCTTAATGCTGTTAATATAATCTTCCCAGGTTGCCAGACCATCCACCAGGTAATCCGCACCCTCCATCACCTTGTCCATCCATCTTTGGCAGCGTTTTTCTCCAAAGCCGAACGCATCATGCAATGCCGCAATTCCAATGATGGTAAAGGTATCCAGTGTCATTTCCTTGATCTTCTCACTAGCCTTGTCCAGATCTTTTGCAGCCAAAGAAGTGTGTATTCCAGAAATGTTCCGGAACCGGATTTCTTTTTCCAGGGCTTCCAGGCCGCCTTCTCTTACAATCCGTAATCCAAGAGACAGTCCATCCTCCCGCCCTCGTTCATATTCCCGCATTTTATTCATAATATTTCACCCTTTCATCGGATATAGCCGTAAAACATCGTATAAGCTCGATACGGCCTTTTGATTGCTTTCCTCAACCAATTTTACATATTCATCCAGATTAACCGTGGAATCGTCCATAATCGCTTTTTGTCGCTCTTCCAGATATCTTTCCGCCAAAGCTGTCATGCTGCCATAATACCCAACTGTACGATATATCTCTTTTCCACTCTTCTTTGCTGTACATTTCTCTTTCAAAATATAATTTAACTTGTCTGTCTCGATAAAGTATTTTTCATCAACTTTAATTTTCATATATGCATCCCCTTTCGATATTTTGATTCCAAATATTGTGATACTGACAGACATAAATATTTGCATAATTCCGTGGGATATCTTTTGTATATCTCATCAAGGTCTGTCACTAAATCCGCCCAATATCCATCTTGTTCTTCTGGTAAATAATATTTTTTAATTACTCGCCAGATTTCCGATATCATTTTTGATTCTGTAACTTTGTCATTATTTTTGATTTCTGACATACTCACCTCTGTCAATCAAAAATTGGTTCAAAATCATCCGGAACAGTAACAAATTCTTCTTTTTCCCATCCCAATTCCCAATCAAATGTTTCTGGGTTTTCAGAAATTCGCTTGGAAGATTCTTGGAAATATAGCTTGATGCCATCTCGATTTGTCCTCCCGTTTAAACGGTTTTTATACACGCTTAAAATCCTCTCTGTGGAGTCCTTTTTATCGTTATCTTTCGGTTTGCCATACCGGATTACCACATCAACCAGATTAGTAATATTTGAGCTTCCGGCCACATCATCATTATCAAATGCTACCCCAGTAGACTTTCTAGGATGGACAATCAGAAATACCAGCACATCATATCTTTTTGCCAGCACAGTCAAGGCTTTTACAAACTTTGTCTGCATCCGATACAAGTCTGATGATAAATCATCTGAGATTGCCGTCATAAGATTATCAATAACCAAAACTCGACATCCATATTGTTTAATAGCATTTTCCAGAGTTTCCAGCAAAGTCTCTTCTTCTGTGTCTTCCGTAACAATCCCATTGTCATAAATATAAGCTTTCCCGGCATACCAATTTTCAATTTGCTGCAATTTATCTGCCTGAATGGAGTATGACTTATAGCCATAATCTGATATCAAAGCATTGATATTCCGCGCCCCTGCGATCTGGTACTCTATCCACGCTTTAAAATACCAATCCATCAGCTCACCAGAATAGAAAAATGTAGGGTATCCAGCCGCGATTGCTTGTGTGCCAAATTGAGACACCAACGTAGATTTTCCAAAACCACGCTCCCCGGTAACTAAGATTACTTGTCCAAAGTAAAAACCACCTGTTAGTTTGTCCAGTCCATAAATCCCGGACCTTATCTTTTCCATGGCGTTCAGGTCCATTCGTTTTACTTCTTCCAAAGGTTTTATTTTGGGGTTGCTTACCGGAACTGCATTCTCCACACATTTCTGTAAATATTCCGGACCATATTTCTGTAAAATTTCGTTTGCGTCCTTACAGTCTTTGTAATTGTCCTCTCTGATGTGCTTAACGGTCCCGTGAAAGCGTTTTTGCATCTCAGGTAATAAAGATATCGCCTCATGCTCAAAATCGCCAAATATGACCAAATTTGCGAATCTAGAGAGGAAGTCCCAGCAATAGGGTATCCAGGTAAATCCTTTTGCCCCGTTCGGAACACTTACGGCGTTTTTAATTCCAGCTTCCGCACAAGACAAAGAATCTATCTGTCCTTCTGTCAAAACCAACGTTGGTTGCTCTGGGTCACAATGGTTCATTCCAAATAATATCGGTTTGCAGTTTCGTTCGCACCACTCTTTGTTCTTGTCCCGATCTTTGTCAAAGTCGGTTTTCCGATACTTTACAAATTGCAAGATGTTATTTTCGTCGTAAAACGGAAACACTAAAATATTTTCATTGTCTTTTTGCGTGGTGATATTATACCGTTTTGCTGTTTCTTCGCTTATCCCCCTGCTCTCCAGGTATTTAACTGCTGCTGGCTTTGTCTGCGGCTTTTCTTTTCTGTGGATATTCCGAAATCGTTTCTTGGGGCTGTAATACTCATCCACCTCAGTTCCAAGCGAAAAATTAAAATCCCTAGCGAGCGTAATCATATTACCGTGGGCATCACAGGACGCTCTTAAACATTTAAATTGTCCAGTATCAAGATTGATCGAAAAGGTCCCTTTGTCTTTTCCGTTGCTTCCACCTAAGCAGTAAGGGCATCGGTCAAATCTCAGCTCATCTCCCTTTACACAATACCTGGCCCTGATCTCTCTTCCGAACCGTATTGCATCCTCTCGGTCAAATTTGTATATCTCCATTTTCTATTTTCCTTTTCATTTCCGCATACTCTTCGTCGCTCATATTCCACAGATCAATTCCTTCTCGCTCCTCAAGCGGAGGAGAAATAGGCGCCACAGGCTCTTTATTGTTTACATTGTTATCATTGTTATAATTGTTTACATTGTTGAATGTGTGTTTCTGTGATGCCTCTGTGATGCCTCCGTGATGCTTCTGTGATGCCTGAGTGATGTTTCTGTGACGTTTCTGTGATGCTTTGTGTGATGTTTTCTCTATAGCCTCGATACTCCCAAACCCTTGATATTGCTCGTATTTCACAATTTTTATAGTGGTTTTTTTAGTGTCGCTTTTTTGAGACAACATTCCGACCTTTTCTAATTCATTTAGAAACTTATTTACCTTAGAATTTGACCATCCCCACCGATCTCCTAATTTCCTCTTACTTGTGATAATTTGTCCTTTTTCAATTGAAACCATATCTCCGTCAAAGTAAAATTCAGTATCTTTATGAGAGGCCAAAAGAATCATATCTATCCACGCCTGTCCCCTGGAAAAAGGCTTATCTTCCCATAAAGGATTATCCATAATGCTTCGATATATCACTACCCATCCTTTAGCCATCAAATTCACCTCTTTCCAATCTCTCTTTAGCATCCCTGTAGAGGACTTCTTTGATAAGCTTTCCTGATGTTTCTTCTTTGCAAAAAATGACATTTAAGTTATATCTAATCATCCACGCTATTGTAGACGCTGCGAATGCTTTTGGGTGGAATTTACTGCGGTATTTTCCGTTCAACAAGTTCTCCCAATTAGAGTTTTCGCATAACAAATATATCCTACAATGATTGTCCAAAGCTCTTTCAAATTCTCTCTGGAATCGCTGGCGGCTGCGTGTAAAACAGCCTGCCAGTTCGTCCAAATTCATCTTTCTTTCCACGGCACAAATAGGGCTTATTGTTTCCGAATTATCATATAATTTAGTACCATTTGGAAGAATTAAATTGTATGTATAATCCCCATAAGACAAAGTTTTTTTTGTGTATGGAACACCAAATTCTTCATACCTTTTTCTGCTTTTTTCGGTATCCTGCTCCCTTGTATCTACCAATATTTCAAACGTTTTTAAGACTTCTTTTTGCTCAAAAATGTTCATTTTAGAATGGCAATTCATCCTTTGCTCCTTCTGGAATATTCATAAAGCCGCCCCCTGCCGGTGTGCTGCCTGCTGGATATCCGTTGTCTTTCTTTTCTTTCAAAAGTGTGTCTGCTGGAATTTCGAATTTGCCGGAACGGATTTTTTCTACTGTTACCAGACTGTGGCAATTTGTAAAGAACCCATGTCTGCCGTCAAACTCATATTCTTTGTTGTTAAACAAAGCGCCAATCATTTTTCCTTTTAAGGTTTGTTCATCCCAGTTCCAATGATATCCTGAATTAGATTCCTCGAAGGCGGAAATCACCGTCTTAAACCTGCGCATTGTCCAGTTATCTTGTTCCGAACCATCGTCCTTTGGAACACGGAGTCTGTATGTACCCTTCCATTTTTTATCCTCCTGTGTCTGCGCCCGGTAATTGTTGGCAAAAAATCCTTTATATTCGCCTTCCTCAATATCAAAAGACAAAAGGATTACGTCTCCCCAGCTATTTTCTTGATATTTCACATCTAAGATTTTCAGGACATAACCCCCTACCGGAAGCCGCTCCTGTTCAAAATATGCCTGTGCTGTTTCATAACCATTTAATTTTTTCATTCTAAAATTCCTCCAATGCTTCAATTACTTTTACAATATCATTTTCAATTTCAAAACTTTCGAAAGCTCCTAGGGGACTCTTGGCCGTGCTATTCTTCGCCTGGGTCTCAAAAAGGTATTTCCCATCCACACACTTTGACAGAAGTACCGTAGTAAACTTACTTTCCAGCACAATCTTGTCCAGCTTCTTCCCGGATGTTTTAATGCGAGTAAACATATAGCCTGCTTCGTCATGGTCTGTCTGGGTATGGGCTGTAAAAATTACTGTCAGATCGTCTCGTAATTCATAGGCATAGCATACTAAATCCCAGACACAAGCGGCTAGATCAACCCATTTGTCATACCCTTTTTCCTTACTCCGACGCATTTCGTCCGCTATCATAAGCCCGTTAAGAGTATCAATAACAACTACTTTTTTATCCTTCCAGTCTGTTTCCAGCTTTTTTAATGCAATAAGCACTTGCTGTACAAAATCTGTCTTGATATAATTCTTGTTTTCTGTGTTATACTGCTGCTTCCAGCCCTTCCACGACAGCCCCTTTTTATCACAGTCTATGTACAACGTCGTTTTGGGGTCTAAATTCCGCATACTCGTTGTTTTGCCGGAACCAGATTCCCCTGCAATGCAGATTACTTTTGACACTGATCTTCCTCTCCTTTGTCATATACTACTTTGTCCGCCGTTTCCAAAATCAAAATCGTTGCGATTTCCTTCATGGAAAGAGTTGACTCGTTGTAAATGTCAATAAGCGCATTGTACGCTTCTGCGGAAACTCTAACGACTGCCTAGCATCCCTTTGGCAAACGTTCTCTATTTCTTGCAGGAATATGTATTTCCCACCTGTCGCTCATTTTTGTCCACCTCCATCAACGTTTTTATTGCTTGCGCATAATTTGAAATTGACCGGCTGCGATACTGCTCATAAACTGGATTATCATTAATTTCTGAAAGCTGCTCATCCATCAGATCATACAGCCTGGAAATTCGTTCTGTATTATCCATCAACTCAGCTCCTTTCCTAGTGATCGTATATAATCGCCAATACAGTCTTCGCAGACCGACAGCCCATTGATCTCATACACCATGTCGCCATTGTAAAAGCTGTCCTCCCGGTATATGGGCTGTTCGCAAAGATCGCAAAGGATAAAATCCCGGTCCGTCTGTTCGTGCCTTTCCGCATCGAATACTGGATTATTCGTTTTCATCTGATTCTCCAATAATCTTTTTCAATGTTTTTGAAAGAATGCATTCATCTTTATCCGTCATTCTTTTAATGATTTCCAGTTTCTCTTCTGCTTTGATTAATCGAATGAAATCTTCGTAATCTACTTTAATCATTTGACATTTCCCTCTCTTTCTTTTATGATAAAGACAGGTATTTTACCTGTATACTTTCATTTAGAGCCTTATGGGTTGCCGCCCTGAGGCTCATTTTTACTTTCCAGCCAGATTAATCCCATTAAAATCACCAAGGCCAGCCCCAGGAACGTGCAGATCAGCTGGGATACCCGTCCAAACTCGAAAAATCCTGAGTAGGTAATCAGGTATGCCAACAGGCCCGTGATCGCCATATCCCTAGCGGGGTCCTTCAATAGCTTTTTCATACTCTTGGTTCCTCTTTTCCAATATTTCTAGCGGTACTTTTAATTCTTCCGCTGCAACATACGGGAAAAATTCGTAAATCCTGCGCTTTTTGCTTGTATTTGCTACTCTGCTGTAAACATTTTTCCCCCTTTTTGTCTGCTCCCGAAATGCCTGAGGGGGAATCTGTAAGATATAAGCCGCCTGCTCTGCACTCCGTATAATTGGTCTCAGATGTTTCACCTCCTATGTAAATATCCATATTAGGTTGGACACGAACAATGCTGCCAAGGTCAAAATCCATGCAATAAACCATCTCCTTGTCTTCCTTTTTTCTTGGCTGATAACCTCTACTGCCCATCCTTCTGCTTCTTTCCATGTCTTGATTTCTTCTTTTTTCATCTTTTCCTCCAATTTTAGAACATTTGTTCTTGCCATTTGCAGGAAAATATGTTAGTATAATCTTGCAAACAGCTAGACAGGTTAGTTGGTTGCGTTGCCTCGGTAGTGGTTCCAGCACTGCCGGGGCTTTTTACTTATCTCTTTTATCTACGATAAGTGCTATTACGATTAATGCCGTTATACCTACGACAGCTCCAACAACGAAGCCGCAGGCAAATTCAGGTATGTACATTTCATCTTCCTTTCTGGA